CCGATCTTCACGATACAGAAGTAGATCCATTCTTCCTACGAGTTTTTCTTGACACTGCTCGAAGAAGTCAACCAGATGTTGTGTCATTTGGTGGAGATGTATTTGACCTTCCTGAATTTAGTACATTTTATCAAGACCCAAGGGAGTGGGATCAGATGGAGAGGTTGCGTTTTGTTCATGAGGAAATATTTGGCCCATTGCGTGAAGCATTGCCAGAGGCTCAGATTGACCTCATTGAAGGAAATCACGAACGAAGACTCCTAAAAAACATTACCAATAACTCACCGTCTACAAGGGCTTTCCTTGCTGATTGGCTTGATCTCACGATTGAAAAGGCTCTTAAGCTTGACGATCACAGGATTAACTATATTGCTGAAGGCGATTTAGCAGTATGGAGTAAACGTGATGAGAAGGCTGAACTGGCTAAGAATTTTAAGATTTATTTTGATGCTATGGTTGTTCATCATTACACTCCTGCTGGACGTTCTTTAGGATTTCCTGGATTTAGTGGTCATAATCATAAACATGAAATGTGGAATGCCTACAGTCCTATTTTTGGACCTTTTGAGTGGCATCAGATTGGCTGCGGTCATAGACGTGACGCACGATATACTGACGGACTCAAGTGGCACAATGGTTTCATTCTTTGTCATGTGGACACTAAAGATAAAATTACTAATTTTGAATACGTTCCAGTTACGAATCATGCCGTTGTCGGTGGGAAACTTTATACTCGTAACAAAAATGAGATCGTAATTCCAGGCCATAAATAATAAAGGATTTACAATGAATAAAATCGATTCAGTTACCTCTACAGATAAAGTAGTTACCATTAGAGGGGTTAGTTTTTCTAAACTACACAGTAAACATACCTTAACTATTAAAGAAGAAGAAGGTAAAATTATTTTGGAGAATGATGACTACAGGTGTTTGGTTGATGGATTTGGTTATTATACTGGAGACTGGAGAGGAAAAGAGATTACCGTCGATAAAAATTATAGAGTGGTGAAGGTCTAATGGACCCTTATCCTCAACTACAGACAGTCTACCACGAATGGAAAGAAAAGTTATTAAGACAATCATATAGACTTGTTCTTTTCCATATGGATTATGATAATAAATGCTTAAAATTTAAAGTGGTGGACTGTCGTAGTAAATTTAAAGATGCGAGAATGGATATGAGTACCATTCAAAAAGAATTAGAGACTGATGTTAATAACCGTACAGCTTTTAACAAAGTTATAGTAGAATATCAGAAGGGAGCATGTTGTGGCTAAACAAAAAGTTTACTTAGCTGGTCCTATTGAAAAAGAAAAAGATGGTGGAAAAGGAATTCGTGATTCTGTAAAACTCGCACTAAGGGACTTTGATATAATTTTAGTTGACCCTTGTGAATTTAGTTTTAATACAGAATTTAAAAACATTGCTGAAATTAAAAATGCCAACCCCGATAGTTGGAAAGGTATTGTGCATCACATGTTACGTTCAGACTTAGCTGCAGTTTATAGTGCAGATGCAATCGTAGCTATATTTAATAACAATGCTGGTGTTGGAACTTTTTCCGAAATGGTTTTTGCTGCATATTCCAATATTCCAATTATTACATATTTTGAAGATGGGAACACTAAATACGACGACTTACATCCGTGGTTACAAGTAGCTACTACTATTCCAGTAAGTAGCATTAAAGAACTTAAACAAGCAATCAGTGCAATCTGTGGAGGAAATAACAATGGCAAAGGGTAAAAAGGCTAAGACACCCAAAAGTACAGCACCGAAGAAACCAACCTACAAATATGAAGCTAAAACTGAAAATCAGCAAAAATATTTGGAATTAATCGATACTAAAAAAATTATTATCGTAACTGGACCTCCTGGTGCTGGAAAATCTTTTCTTGCTTTAGGTCGTGCTTTAGATTTACTTTATACCAAAAAACAAAAGGGCGGAGTTAAACGAATCGTTCTTATGCGTCCAGCTGTTGAAATGGTTGGTGAAAAACTTGGGGCACTTCCAGGAAGTATGGATGAAAAAATAGCTCCTTATATGTATCCACTTTATGATAATTTGAATCAATTTGTTGACAAAGGTGTTGCAACCAAACTTTTAGAAGAAGACAAAATTCATGCATTTCCTCTTGCATTTGTTCGTGGTTGCACAATGCGAAATTCGTTTATTATTGTTGATGAAGCCCAAAATACAATCCCTAGTCAAATGAAGTCTATTCTAACAAGACTTGATGACCACAGTAAGATTGTCATTAATGGTGATTTAGAACAAACTGACATTCGACATGAGAATGGTTTAGAAGATGCAATTCTACGTTTGGGTGGTATTGATGCAGTTGGAATTATTCATCTTACAGAAGATGACATTATTCGTTCTAAGCTCATAAAACAAATTATTAAAGCTTACAGAAAAAGCACTCACTAATAATTTATTTTTTACTTAATAAAACTTACCTAAAATCCGATAACATACATAGGAGATATATATGCTAAAGGAACCTAAAGAGAATCTACCAGTATACTTTGTGGCAACATTGTCAAATGATGAAGTTTTCTATGAAAGTGGAGAATTTGACTCTTGGAAAAAGCTATTGTCATATTGTAATGAAAACAATTTAACTATGAAAAAATTTAAAATTCATAGCAGTGACACAATAATATCAATGGATAAAGCCAATGCAGAATGTTTTTTTTCTGTATATGATGTTAAATCTAATTTGAATAGCGGAGACTCAACAATGAAGCGAGGTTATGGCGTAGTGTGTAATCATCCAAATGGAAAACGTAGTTATATTGAATGGTTCGACCATGACTCTAAAAAAAGAATCTATGCAGAAGTACTCAGGGGAAATCAAATTCCAAAATTTTATGAAGCAGATATTGGCATAAGGAAGTGCAAATGAGGAACTTAGACAATCAATTAGGTAACAAGCTGACACGAAAATTCAGATCTGTTAGTACACCTGGAAAAACATTTTATCTAATTGAATCCCTTGCTGAATTTTGCGTATTTCAAATCTATGGTCTTGATGTTGGTCCGAAATTTTGGCATAAATCAGCTAATCAGCCAAAGGCACGGAATACCTACTTAAAAATAAAGAATCAATTATTCTCTATGATTAAAAGGAAACCCAACATCAGGGCATTAGATTTATTAGGCGTTATTCTGGAAAAATACGATAAGCCCAAGGGTAAAAGTATTAAAACAGAAAAGGTTGAGATCGAAGAAGTTGTTGAGGAAATATCCGACGAAAGTCTGATCGAGCTTGAGGGTGACATAAATACAGGGATTTTTGGAGAAAGATAATGGCGAAAAAGAAAAAGGACATGACCAGCGACGAAATTGAAATCGCACAACTTATTACTTCTAAATTTGGAAAGGGAGTCGTTACATCACTGGAGACACTTATACCCACTTACGAAATAAATACTGGAAGCACCTCTCTGGATTATATTATGGGGGGAGGTATAGTAGCTGGTATTACTGAGTTTTATGGTGGTGAAGGGACTGGGAAGACTTCTTTAGCACTGGGACTGGTGCGTAGTGCTCAACAGCAAGGAATTAAAACATATTACATAGACCAAGAACGTGGATTGACTGCCTCTTTGGTTCATAACATTCCAGGGCTTAATGCTGACGAGTTTAGTAAAAATATTTTACGACCAGCACATGGTCAACAGGCAGCTGACGTTATTGAAATGGTTGTAAAGCAGTCACCCAAGAGTCTTATTATTCTGGACTCTATCCCTGCTATGATTAGTAGTGCCCAAATGGACGAGTCAGCATCTAAGGATTTCTATGCTCCTATTGCCAAGCTTATGTCTAATTTTCTTCCTAAGATTAAAACCCTTCTGAGTGAACAAGAAATTTGTTTAGTTTTTCTAAATCAGTTAAGAATGAAAATGACCGGATATGGCAACCCAGAGGACACTCCTGGTGGTAAAGCTATTAAATTCTACTGCGACAGACGAGTTGAATTGAGAAAAGCCAAGCCCATCAAAAAGGGAGAAAAACAGGTAGGTCATTTCGTGAAATGCAAGGTAGTTAAAAATAAATACGCTGCACCTTACCAAATGGCGGAAGTGCCATTGATTTACGGCAAGGGAATTGATTCTGCTTGGGATGTCGCTCAACTGGCTGTTCAAATGGGTATTATTAAAAAGAAGGCTTCTTGGTTCATTTATGAAGATAAAAAGTGGCAAGGAGAACTTGGAATGACTGAAGCCTTGGCAGAAGATAAAGACACCTTTACAGAAATCGAAACTCAGGTGAAAGGTATGTTGGCTGATTAATGAAAATTAAACTTCTCAACGGACGTGAACAAATACTTAACCTTTCCAAGTTAAAGAATAATAAACGAGAAAATGCCTCTTCTGGACATCGGATAATGAGAAAGACCCTTAACGCCCTATTTCCATTGCTTGATGCTTATGAAGAGGTATTTGTCGATGGGCTATTCTTTGATTTCCTTATACCCTCCCTCGGACTTGTGATTGAAGTTGATGGTGAACAACATGATAAATTCGTTGAGTTTTTTCACAAGAACGCTGCTGGTTATATGAACAGCATCAGGAACGACGATAAGAAACAGAAGCTTTGTGATCTCAATAATCTTAGATTGTTACGATTTAAAGATAAAGATATTAAAACATTGGAAGACAGTATAACAATGGTAAAGGAGAATCTATAGTGAGTGCTTTTGAAAAATGCATTAAAAACCTAGGTAAATGGAGTAAAAGAACAGTAGTGAATATTAACAGCACAACGGATCAAGTAGAAGAAATTATTAATCAATCCCCAAAAGATTTTAAAAGTCTGGGACTCGACGAGATGGAAGAAGTACTTATGATGTTGTCACAGTACTCTCTTTTCTTAACGAATGAGCTTAATAAAGCTGGAAGCAATGCTCGTGTATGTAAGACTCGTTTTGATAATCGCTTGTCTCAAGTATTTCTATCTCAGAAAATCGATGGAAAGAGTAAAGACGAAAGGATTTTAAAGGCAAGACGTAGTGACGAAGAGTTAGACAATTTATACTGTAGGTTTGAGGAATACGAAATCAATAAAGAACGATTGGCAAATTTACCTATGGCGATTAACGTGAAGAACAGTATTTATCGAGACATTTATAAAAGGATGGTACATGAACACCAACAATCTAAAAAATCAAGAAGCTGAAGTATCCCTTATTGCGACCCTCCTACAAAGACCTGAACTAATTATAGAAATCGATGAATCTGAAATTGTATATAGTAATTTTAGTGACTTGACACTTGGTGACATTTATCAGACTATTAAAGCTTTATATTGTGAAGATATAACTGTAGATACAGTAACTCTTAATACAATGGGGAAAAGACTGGGCTTTGCTTTTCCAGGTAGAGAAAAAACTGCACAAAAAATCCAAAAGCTTTTTAAGGCAGAAATTGAAGTTAAGAATATATATCTATATGTTAATATAGTTCGAGACTTAAGCTTTAAAAGGAAGTTGATTGATGTTTTAGAACAATCTATTAAGAAAATGCTTGACTCCACTGATTCATTGAGTGCCTTGGAAATTGTTGAAGGTAGTCTGTATGATTTTGTATTGGAAAATATTCGTGAAGAAAAAATGGTCAAGTTGACCGACAGTGTGGAAAGTATTCTGAAAATGATGGCAGAAGATCCCGTTAGAGGGCTTACAACAGGCTTTCCTACGCTCGACCAGCTTTTAGGTGGTGGTTGTCGTCCTGGGTCGTTAAACTTGGTCTGTGCCTCCACAGGTATCGGTAAATCACTGGTGTCAATGCATTGTGCCATTGAGAATGCTCGAAAAGGTGTTCCGGTATTGTATCTGGATAACGAACTGGGTAAGGAAATACAAACCGTTAGATTCATTGGAGCACTTGCTGGTATTCCATTTCCTGAACTTGAGGATGGTTCCTGGATGAAAAAAGCCTCTTACGTGGAGAAATACCAAGAAGCTAAGGCACTGTTCGATGGACTTCCTATATATTTTATTGATGCTGTGGGTATGAGTAACGATGCTGTTATTTCAGCGATCAGAAGATTTGTTAATAAGCACGTCAAATTTAATAAGCACGGCAATTATAATAAGTCTATGGTCATTTATGATTACTTTAGGGTTGACTCTCTCCGTAAGAATAATGAAAAGGAATATGAAGTCCTTGGTCAGTTTGCTGCTAAAATGCATGACGTTGCTTGTCAGTATAGAACTGCTATCCTTGGTACTGCACAGCTTAATAGATCTCTTTCTATTGCTGGTTCTCAAAGGCTTATGCATCCTGCTGATTCGGTTATTTATTTTCTTCCTAAATCAAGGGCAGAAATCTTTGGCGACCAAGACAATCAAGGTGATCACAAATTTGTAATTGA